ACTCCCAGGTGTCGTAGCGTATGTCCCAGTCCACTTGGCTGTGGCCGGTGTTGCCGCGCTCCGAGCTCCACTCTTTGGCCAGCTTACGGCCGTTCTCGCTGAACTTGAGCAGCCCGATGACGCCGCGCCACTGTTCGTAGTTGGAGTCACCCTTGGTGCTCTTGACCAAAAAGACCTGGTTGCACTGGCTGGCCATGAGGTCAGCGTCCACCGGCAGGTCGGGGTACGTTTGTAAGTGAGCTGTAAGGTCGCTGTTCAAATCCAGGTTGGCCACCTGGGTGCGCTTGGGTTCGGCGATCTGTTTGACGGGGTTGGCGACCACGAAGGACTTCAGCGCGGTTGCCATGGCGACCACGTCGCCCGGGGTCACGGTGTTCTTGGCGGTCACGGTCTTGCTCGTGCCGTGCTTGTTGTTGCTCGCGCCGACTGGGCGCAAGATGGACGCAAAGTCCGCTGTACGTGTGGGGTCTGCGATCACCTCGCAGTAAGCCAATGCCGATTTCAGGGCGCGCGCCATGTCGCCCCACAGGGTATGGTTGATCGCTCGGTCCAGCGGCCAGTAGGCGTGGAGCCCATAGCCAGAGTCCACCAGCATAGGCCGTGGCCAGCTGATTCGGTCCGAGAAAGCCATGATGGCCTTGGCAGCGTCTGCCTTGGTGAGGTAGCCCTGACCCTTGTCGAACTTCTCTTGGCCGCAGTCAATGTCCACCCAGAACGACTGGGCCTTGTGCCAGTTATCTGCGACGCGGTACTTCTTGCGGGTTTTGCCTTCCTCGGTCTGTGACTCGAGGAACGGCTGTTTGTAGGTGGCGCATGCGTGGTAGACCGAAGCCTCGGGCTCCGTCTCGGTGATTTCGCGCACAAAGTTCGCCAGCGACTCGTTGTCGTCGAACGCCCTGTGTTGGGGCTGTGGATAGTGCTCGCGGAAGATGACGGCGAACCGTACACCGGCTTGCGGCATTATCAGGTTTAAGAATTCTAGGGTGCCCATGCCCGCTCCAAAAAGAAATGCCCCCGGTAAAGGGGGCGGGTGGGCCTACTCACTACCCTGTGTTGCGTCGCCGGGAACCCCCAGCGCACAGAAGCAGCTTTCGGCCCGAACCTATCAGTCGTCGAAGCTGATGCCGCCGAGGTCAAAGTCGATGGCGTCTTCCACAACTTCAGCTGGAGCAGCCTTGGCCACAGGGGCTGGGGCGTCTTCTTTCACTGGAGTAGGCTTGGCCTTGGCCGCTGGCTTTGCAACCGGGGCTGGGGCTTCTTCGGGGGCTTGCGCGGCCGGAGCTTGGAACTCGGTTGCCATGGCGCTGGCGCCCAAGATGTTCTGGACCAAGTCCGAGGACACCATTTCCTGCACTTCGGCAAAGCCGGCGTCGTCCAAGAAACCCACGGGCTTGAAGGTCAACTTGGGGGACTCAGCTTCTTGGTCGAAGGCAACCTTGGTGACCACCATGGAGTAGCCAACGCCGCGCTTGGCCAACATCTGGCCGTACTCACCCAAGGCCTTGATGGACGCTGGGGGCACACGCAACAGCATAGGGTCATTGACCTGTCCAGCAGCAGCCACGGCCATGCGCACGGTGTCGGAGCAAGCCTTACCCTTAGTCGCACCCTTCTCGGTCACGCGGGAGCCCCACTGGTTGTGAGCGCAGGTAGCGCACTTCTTGGCCTGGGGGTTCTGGGCATCGGCTGCTGGGGCAATGCCGTCAGCAGAGTAGCAGTCAGGCTTGGCGCCTTCGCTGTCCTTGGGGTCGTAGCCCTTGAGATAGAACACCTTGCTGGTGCCCTTGTTGGCCTTGAGCAAGACCACGTCGATGCTGGTTGCGGGGCTTTCTGGGTCCTTGGGGTTGGGCAGAACGACGCGTTCGCCATCGCGCACCACGGCAAAAACTTTGCCCTTGATGGAGATGACGGGGAAGCCGCCACCAGCGTGGGAGGTCAGGTCAGCGTTGAGCGCTGCGATGTCGAAAGACTTGAGGAACGCGGGCAGTTTGCCGGATTGGTCAAATGGGATGATGTTCATATTTAGCTCCTGGGGATGGGTAGTTTAGTTGCTGCGGCGGACGTTGACTACCCGCTCTTCGCGGATATTGACGCCTGGAGGCAACTCGTTATCGTGGGACTCTCGGTACTGCTCGACGGCCGTTTTGGACACGCGAACCTCCAACAGGGCCCACTCTTCGTTGGCCTTCACATGCTCCATGAAGACCTCACGATCGGCGATGCTGGCACTGGTGCGCACGGTGGAGTACGCGGTTCCGAACTCCGTTTTGACGGAGTCCATGCCAGACTGGTTGAATACCTCCAAGAGCTTGACTTCGAGCTGGTCGAGCTTTTCTTGGATGGGCGCTACCTTGGCATCATACTCGGCTTTGATGGCCGCTTTGCTGTCGCGCAGCTTGATGTAAATGCCAACTGCTTCTGAAATTTTCATTGATTAACTCCTGTGATGTTGTGAATATAGATGAATAGCGATGAATTGTCAAGCACCCCCCTTCAAATTTTCTGGGTCGTCTTTCACCATGTCGAGCAGCAGACCCTGCATCGACTGCTTCTCCTGCAGCCGCTTGTAAATCTTGCGCTCCACCTCCGTGCCGGCCAAGTGAACGATGACCGTTGAGCGGGTCTGGCCCGGGCGGCGAACCCGAGCGCAAGCCTGTTCGTACACCTCGTTGCTGTGGACTGGGGCGTACCAAACGATGGTCGTGGCGGCTGTCAGGGTCAGGCCGTGGCTCATGGCCGCAGCGTTGGCCACCAACACCCGGGGCTCGTCGAGGTTCTGGAACTCCCCGAAAATCCGGTCGCGTTCGTTCTTGCTCGTGCCACCATGGACAATCTCCACGGTGGTTTCTTTGCGCAGCTCAGCGGCTACGGACTCCAGCGCGCCGGTCAGGGGCACGAACACGATGACCTTGCCTTCGGACTCTTCGATGATCTCCTTGAGCACGTTGATGCGCGGTGTCGCCGGTATAACCACTTCCTCGCCGTTGATGCCGTAGGCCACGCCGCAGGCAATCTGGACCAGCTTGTTGGCCTTGATCGCCTCGTTGACCGCCAGAATCTGCCCACCGGCGTACTCGGTGGAGAGCTTGGACATCATGTCCTTGTAGGCCTTGGCCTGCTCGGGGGTCAGCTCGACGTCGCGAGTCACGTGAATCTGCTCCGGCAAGTCCGTGCAGTCCTCCAACGAGAACCGGATGGCTGGCTGCATCATGTTGTAGATGATGTCCGTGGCCGCGGGGCGGGGCACCCACTTGAACGGGCCGAACTGGCGCATGACTTGGTCGCGGAAGGCGCTGAAATACTTGGGCACCAAAGCGTTGTTTGGGGTCACCAGCTTGCACTGGGCCCAGGCGTCGGTCGGCGAGTTCGGTGTCGGTGAGCCGGTAAGACCCCACACGCGGCGGGGAGATTGCTTGTTGCAGATGGCGTTGAGGGTCTTCCAGCGGCGGGTGGACTGGTTGCGCGCCAAGGCCAGCTCGTCGATCACGATCAAGTCAATGTCGTCCCGTTTGGCCAGCTCGTCGGCAATGATGTCCACGCCGTCGATGTTGATGACGTAGATGTGCACGTCCTGCTTGAGCTGCTTGAGTCGGCGGTCGCGGCTGCCATACAAGACCGTGCAGTCCAGATGGGGGAACGTGTTGAACACTGAGTCGGCCCAGGTGCGCTCCATGGTGGAGAGCGGACACACCACGAGCATCTTCTTGACCTGCTTGGTCTTGCGCAGGTAGTCGTACGACCACAAGGCGCTGTTGGTTTTGCCGGTGCCCATGCCGTTGAGGCAGAAGGCGCGGCTGTTCATGACCAAGAACGAGGATGTCTCACGCTGCGCGTTGAACGGGTCGTACCGTCCACTGACCTTGGGCCACTCGTAGTACAGCGGCATCGGGTCCGGAACTTGGAATCCAAGGTTTCGCAAGACCCGGGTCTCATCGGGCCTGTGTGGGACGACGACCAAGTCTTGGCCTTCGTGTTTCATAGTCACCGCGGTGGGGATAACAGTCGTGATTCGGCTTGGTTGCCGCAGTTTGAATACGACTGCTTTTTTATTTTTTATGATCAGCATTGATTAAGTGATTCGTTCAGGTGAACCGCTTCGCCTGTAACGTGATCTCCCCATGTTTGAAGCCAGGATTTCTCCTGCAAGTCCAACTCGCGTTGGATGCGATGGCACACGCGCTCGTACTTGAGAGCTAGTTGCCTTGCGCGAGCTGTTGTCACCCCGAGAACTTTCCCTGCTTTCTCGTACGTCAGGCCCTGCGTGTGCTTTAGGTTCCATGCAAGGCAGTACCGCATGGCTGAGTACTCTTCACTTGTCTGGGTTGTATGAGCCACTGCCTTTCCTCCATCCACGGTTGGTTTTGCGGTCCTGCACGGCGGTGTTTCCTTTGCCGTTGCCGCCGCCGTTCTCGAGAGATTTCTTGTGCGCGACATCTTTGCCGTCGCCGACCTTGGCCTTGCCAGCTGCGATCGCTTCGCGGCGCGCGGCGTTGTTCTTCACACGCTTGGCCACTTCTTCTGGTCGGGCGTTGTAGGCTTTTTGGTAGGCGAGTTTTTGCTTAGTTGACGTAGCCATTTGGGCACTCCTTGTAGGTCAGGTCCAGGGTATCGAGCAGGTCCACAACCGCGGAGACATCGTCGACGACGATGGCCATGCCACCAGACGCGTTGATCGCGCTGATGACCCGTTTTTGGTTGGGTGTGGTGGTATGAAGTTTACCCGGGGCCTTGGTTTCGATGGCAATAAATAAGCCGCGGTAGCAGCAAATAATGTCAGGGATTCCGACCACGCCCATGCCGTTGGATACTGGCATGAAGTACCACGCGTGGCGCTCTTTGAGAAGCGCCTTGACCGCGTCTTTGACCTTGCCTTCAGGAGTATTGGCCATCGTCGACCTCGTCTTCCAGTCGTTCGATGGTCTCGTTGGCGTACGCCAAGCGGGTGGCCAGCTCTTTCTCCATCTCAGTGGGCTGACCGTTGAGGACAGCGCGGATAATTTCTTTGTCGGTCAGGGTACGCAGGTGCATGTTATTTCCTTCTTCCATTGAATTCACAGCTCAATACTGGGCACCAAGCCTTACACAGGCCTGACGTTTTGGCTGGCCACTTGTCTCTTTCATAAGCAGACTCCAGCTTTCTCACACGGGGGAGGAACTCGGCCCACACCACTGGCACTTCCCCACGGGTGATCGGTTGTTTGTCCGGTCGTCCGGAGTTCCAGTCCACCTTCTTCTCCTTGAGCCAGATGAAGCCCGTGGTCACCACGTTGACTTCTGGGTAGTGGTGGAAGACGTAGTTGGCGTACAGGTCCAGCTGCTCGGTGGGCTTGCGCTTGCCCGTCTTGTAATCGGCGACCAGAGCCTTGTCCTTGTGGATGACCAGCAAGTCGGCGATGCCTCGGGACCACGAGCCCTTCCAGTCACAGGGCTGGAAGTTGGCGTCAATGGCGAACTTGATTTCGGTGTGCTTCTCACCGGGCAGGGCCTTGAGCTTGGCGGCGATGCCGTCCCACTGTGTCATGCCTTCGGGCAGCGGGGTGCCGTCCTTGACGTAGTCTTCCAGTGCGGTGTGCACCCGAGTACCCCACTCGGTGTGGACTGTCGGCGGCTCAACTATGTCTCGAGCCACCTTGAGGTGGTAGAACTTCTTGGGGCAGTTCTCAAACGAGTCGAGTTGGGAGTATGTCCAGGGTGGGTTTGCCATTGAGTCCTTATAGGGGTATACCCCCAAACCATC